GTACCATAGCAATCTCTGCATTGATGTGCTTTCTGTTTGAATAGTTTCTCTGAGTGCTGCGATACAGTGGATCTGTACTCAGAGTCAGGCATACGCTCATCAAATAGATCTGCCCAAACCTTCTTGTCGTATGGCTTGCGGCTGTAGATAACCATAGACAACTGCTCTGTGCTGTTGACGTTGACAGGTCTGTCACCCATGAGGTCACTGGCCTGTTCTTCCAAGGCAAACAGTAGCTCATTACGCTCACGCTCAAAGTCATCCTTAACCCTGTACAACTCTTCCATGTCAACCTTGAAGCCCCGCTGATAGATACGGGCAAGGTGTACGACAAGCTGTTGCGTCAGCTTGAGTGTGGGTATAAGACCCATAGCATCTTCGTAACGTGCACTCTGGTTCTGATACAACTGATATGTAGCCTGAAGGTCAGAGATTAGGTACGAAGATAGTTCGTCGTGTGGCATCTCACGTACTGAGTTACCATCCTTGAGCCACGCCTTGAGGCTGTCCTGCTTCTGTGTCTCAAGCTCATGTCGTTCAGCACATGCCTCAAGTGACAGAGGTTCTTTCTGTCCACGCTGCAGTATGTACTCACCCAGCATGGTGTCGTAGACAGGCCCATCATAGGTGAAGCCTGACTCCCACAACCATACTAGATCGTGTGTAGCATTGTGGGCAATGAGCAGTGTAGTGAGGTCAAGAGTATCTTGTACCATCTTGTGCCCATCAGGTGTAGGCTCTACGTCTGCATGATCAAATGTAATTACATCTGTAGTGCCGTCAGTACCTAGCATACCCACCATAACCAAAGAGTTCTCTGGTTCAAATGGATCTAGGTGTAGTTTCTTGTTACGTTTTACTGTTGTGTTTTCTACGTCGAGGGTCAGTATCATATTATCTCCTAAGTTATATTGCCATCATGCCATGTATCCCAATCATCTTCTATTCCATTCTTGTATACCTTGTCAAGATGCTCGTGAAACTTTTTATCTTCCGCAAAGGAATCTATGGCATTTATGCACTCTTCTAGTGTCAACTCGTTACGTACCATTGCATTGTGTAGGCGTATCTCACATATTGATTTTGCTGTAGTCATATTACTAAGTCTCCTTTCTGTTGCACGTTCTCTTTCCTCTTGTGTCATAGGTCTAATCATCTACCCGCTTCCTCTAAACAAAAACCACAAGTACTATTCTGCGCTGGGCCACCGCAAGTTAAACAAGTCTGCCACTTCTCATCTTCCAGACCTCTCTTTACTAATGTTACAAACCCTACGTCAAAGATAGCCATGAATGTCTCAGGGTCACACTCTACTTGTAGTGTAGCACTACCGTCCTCGTGTTCTTCTATGTCTGTTACTTTTATTTTACTCATTGTTTACTCCTATACATGGTAGCAAGATTGATAGCTTACAATACTTTGGATACTCGTCATACGTCATAGCTATCAGTACTGGTGGTGCAGCGATCAGTAAAGCTACAATAGCTGACGCCTTGATTGCACCGTTAATGTTACCTCTCATCATTCATTCTCCCTTAATGCTTTCCATGATACAGGGAACAACTTAGCCATCTCTGTGTCAATGTGACCAGCCACAACCTGTGTCTCGTACTGTGTGTCAGGCTTACAACGCAGGTTGCACATGTCAGCAAATGCATCTAAGCTACCTGACCAGTACCACTCAGTGACCATGCTCTGAGGCAGTACCATACGTGCTTGCTCTGGACACACACCATGTTCTAATAACTCGTTGTAACTGCGTAGTGTAGTGTGGTTGTAAAAATTTATGATGTCAGGATCAGGATAAGTGACCCCTTCACTACCCTGTTTAGCATCTACGCTACGTCCACGCCACTCTGTTGGCTGATAGAACTCAGGCTCATGGTCAACATACCTACGGCTGATCTCATTCCACCGTAGGAACTTATGCTTGACTAGCTGACGTGCCACAAACACAGGTGCCTTAACGTGGAAGCTGGCAAAGCAGTGCCCAAAGGGGCTGATGTGCTTGTGCTTGGCGAGGTAACGTATGAGCTTGGCATCCTTGTCTTTCAACTTAGGTGGCCCCCATACGTCACTCGTATCCATCTCGCTACGCTTACCAAAACTTACTCTTGCCGCATTAGCCACAGATAAGTCTGTACCCATGTGGTCTACGTAAAATGTTTGTATCATTTATTTACCTCGCTAATTATTATATATACTATACCGCAGATAAGAAATAACAGTATCATAAGTGCTGTCAATGCTTCTCCTATCATCCTACTCTCCCCACAAACTTAGCTATGTGGTTTACGAATGGCAATAGACTTAGTGCCATCAAAAGATTAACACCAGTGTGTATCAGTGCAATACGCAAGGTGTCTCCTCTTGGCATACCGTCAGACACTAACAGACCAGCCAACCAGATCGTACCTGTAGTACCTATGTTAGCCCCAAGCACAGCAGCCACAGCAGAAGGTAAGGGTAGCACACCTGATGCAACCAAGGCGATGATAGCTGTAGTGCTAAGACTACTACTCTGCCATGCCAGTGTCATAACGATTGCCCCAAAGAACATGTAGATAGGATTGCCCAAGAACCACTGCAAGTGATCTATGTTACCCATGCTTTTCATACCGCCGCTAAACATCTTGAGGCCAATGTAAAATACCACAAGCCCAATGCTTGTATACAAATAGTTGTTCATGCTACGTACCTTCCTATCTTGTATTCCAAATCAGTGTGCACAATACCATGCCACCCTGACAATTTGTTCTTTACCACATTGATGTGGCGTTGGTTATCTTCTTCCTCTTGCCCTTCAACTGTAGGGTTCTTAGAGATCATCAGCATGAGGTCAGCTTCCGCTGCCTTACCTGTACGTGAGCCTTCCATCATAGCTTGGTTGAGTACAACCTTACCCTCTGCATCAGCAGATAGCTGAGACATGTAGAACATGGCACACTCTTGCTGCTTGGCAATCTGCCTTGCATGAATAGCGTTAGCTTTGAGTGCTTCGTCAGGACGTGAGAAGCCAGCAGTGCGAGCAAACTTGTCACCCATGTCTAGTATAACTATGTCAGGCTTGTATGACTTGCACACAGACTCGACCCAGTTCATGTCACGTCCTGTTGCATCCTTGAACATCAACTGTGGACGTATCTTGTTGAACATAGCTAGAGCCTTGTCTCTGTTCTTAGCTACCTCATACTTGTCCATGCCAGTACATGCTGTAATGTAGCGGTGTACTACACGATGATAGCCTTCTTCATTACACATGATAACGACACGTGCGCCCTGTGCACAGAAGCCATTAGGCCCAGCTACAAGTGAGGCATGGAAGGATGTCTTACCTGTGTTAGGGCGCGCCCCTACCTCTACCAAGTGACCAGCATTGATGCCCTCAACCTTACGTGTAAGGGTTGGGATGTTGAACGTCCAACGTGTCTCAAGGTCATTGAGTGCAAGGATAGTGTCAAGGTCAATGTCTTCCCACTCCACCTTGAGGTTAGGCGTGAAGTCATCGCCGTACTGCTCAAGCATAAGGCGTAATGGCTCCAACGTAGACTTGCTACCGTTGACATAATCAAAGCCAAGATTGGCAATGTCCTCACCAATTACCTGTTGAAATAACTTAGATAGCACCTCTTGTGCTATGTCACTGCCCATAGGTACTTCTTTGGCTACCTTGTAGAACAAGGCAGAGTACGCCTGTTTCTGTGCTGTAGTAAGTGTAGGGTTGTTAGCCATGAACAAGGCTTCGATTTCAGCAGGAGTGACGCTACGCTCGTAGGTTGACATAGCCTTGTCGATAGACTGCTTGATCTTCTGAACGTCTTTACTGAACAAGCGATCAGGACAACGTGCACCTCGATGCTCGTCGTAAAATTCCTTGTCCATAAGACTGCGGATGAGTGATAGTTCCATTATACATTATCTCCTAGTGTTGTCAGACTTAGTATGTCTGTGGGGTCACGATACTTTAGATCGTCATTGATACGTAAAACTTTTATCGTGGATACGTAGCCACGTAACTCTCTTGCGAATTGCAGTGTCTTAGGTAATGCGTCAGGGTCAAGCGCAATAATAATAGTTGAGAACTGCGACAAGTACGTCTTGTGTGCGTCAGTTAATGATGTACCCAACACTGCCACCCCGACAAATACATCACTACCAATAGCCGCTGCACTTACGCAGTCCTCAACCACTACAGCCGTTTTACCACATCCATGAGCGTAGGGCAATCTGTTTTTTCCATAGCGTTTCCACTTAGGAAGGCGGTTGCCTAACGCTCTGCCTGTGGCATCGACCATTACTCCATCGTGTATAACAGGGAACACTACACGATGTTCTTTTACATCATACATAAGACCCAATACCTTGGGGTCAAGATCCCATTTGTCACAGAAGTCACGTATCTTGAAGTGATCCCGCACCAAATAGTCTGGCTTGGAAAAAGATACAGCGTGTGTCTCTTCTGCAACAGCACCTAAGCTCTTACGTATGTCATCAGCAGATAGCTGAGTACGAGTACCACCTGATGTACCGCACCCAGCCTTGTAACAGTTCCAAATAATAGATCCCATATTGTTAGTGATCGTAAACGTATTACGCCCATTACACTTAGGACATGTCATACGTTTAGTTTCACCATTAGATAGTGATATAGTATTTAGTATACTGTTAATATTCATTGTATAATCTTTCTATGTTGCTCACTTAGTTCGATTATATAAGTGATTCGTTTCGTTGTGTCAATGCATTATTTGCACTGACGAAAGTATGTTTCACATATGGTTTCACAGAAGACACATGATTGTGTCCTGTCACCGCCATAACTTGGGGCAATGGTACACCTGCCTCAACCATCTGTGTTACACCAGTCCTACGCAAGTCCATAAGACGTAACTCTTCTGATAGTTCAGCTAACCGCATGACCCTTCTACCCACTTTGGATAGTCGTTCCATAGCATAAGGTTTATACACCCTACCCATAGGTCTAGGATGAGGTACTACGAAATGGGTAAGCGTCTGATACATAGCCTGTTGTTCCTTCAACATCTCACAAAGATCATCTGATATAGGTAGTGACACATCAGATCTACGCTTGCTCTGCTCAAGGTTAAGCCTCTTACCTTCAAGGTCTAGGCTATGCCACTGTAACATACGCATGTCACCTAGTCGCTGACACCACTCGTATGCCATCTGTACAATCAAACCCACACTCCTGTACTCAAAGTCACTGTAAGCAACCTCAAGAAATCTAACCACATTGTCGTGTGTCCATACCACCTTGCGTTGAGGTGGAGACTTACGCTTGATGTTAGCCCAAGGATTGTATGCAGTATGCTCCATCTGTATTGCATAATTGTACACCCTACTTGCACAGGTTGCCGCATGGTTGGCAAAACTTACACCACGTTTGACCCATTCTTCATATGCCCTCTTTGCAACCTTAGCGGTAACGTGTTCAAACTTACGACCACCCATTGTCTGGTGTAGTATGGTAAGAAAGTACCTGTAGTCTACCTTAGTAGAGTCACGTAACATATTGAAATCGTTAGACCTGTAGTAAAAGTTAATGAGATCTGTGACCTTGCTGTTCGACTTGATATGCCCAACCTTAAGTTGTTCTTCACGCCATACATCAATAGCCTTGTTGTGCTTACGGACAATCTGTCGCACCTGTTTTAGGTCACTCCCGTACTCCTCACGTTTAACCAGACCTTCATCGACTAGCATCTGAGGTGGGTTGAAACGGTATGAGATCACCCCAGAGGGTGACACTCTTTCTTGTACATAGCGTGGAAGTTTAGGCAATTACGCAGCCTCCAACTGAATGAAACGATCATCAGATACCCACTTAGATACCTCTTGCTCACGTGACCACATGCTTACAGCCTGTGTGTCGTTGCCAGTGTTACGCAGGTTGAAACCATTACGCTCATCAGCGTAGCTGGCATAGTTGGTGAAGGCAGAATACAATGCCCACTTATTGTGACCACGTTGTCCAGCCTCTTGCATGTACAAGCTGTACATCTTCTCAGCTTTACGCTTAGAGTTAATCATGCCCTCAAGCAGTGAGCTTACATCTACATACTTGAGGTCAGTCTGTGCCCACACTTGCATCTTGCTGGCTTCTTCATAGAAGTCCTTACGTGCACGTGTTAGTTCATAGATAAAACTTTCCATAGTAAAGTTAGATGTATTCTTCTTACGCACCTTGTCATATTCACCACGTATCATACCATTGGTACAGTAGAAATCAATCGCACCAAAGTACACCTGATTGCTACATGACCCATCAATACCATGTAATGAGATAATGCGATTGCCAATCTCAGTAGTATGTTTGTCTGTCTCAACGACAGTCTTCATGTTAGGCAGGGTGATGTCAAGCATAGCCCATGCCCCATTACGTGCGGTACGCCAGTTCATCTTTGCATCCTTTACTTCATCAAAGGATAGTTCATCTGTCACAGTGTCAAGGACACCACGATAGAAGTCACCATGTGATGCACAAGTAAACGTGCTACCTACTACACCAAGATACTCACCTGATGTAGCATTGATGACATACTTCTTGTCTTTTACTTTGGTAGGTTCAAATTCAACCTCAAAGTCCATGTACTCAGGGATGATGTCGTCGTTAATAATATCAAAAGCCATACTATTTTCTCCTTATGTTTAGTATGTGGCAACTGTGCCATAGTTATGTAAGTTATACAATGCCCTACTAATTGGTGTTAGCTATTTGTAGAACAGGTGTGACCCATAAGTCACGGTGTACTTTAGTTTGTCAGCCCAGTACGGGCGTACATAGTTTGCATGGTAGTGGGTTGCACCAAGTGTGATGTCAGTCACGTCACCCTGCATTACATCTGCTGCTACCATCTGGGCATAGGCCCATGCATACGGATCACGTGGCCTGTCAGATTTACCATCGCAGTACCAGCTAAACTGGCACGTGCCATCATTACGTGACTGCTTGACCACAGAGCATACATCGTCTGGGAACTTGTCACTCTGTACACGATTGATGACCACATGCGCTACGGCATACTGCCCTGTCATGGTATCACTACGTGCCTCAAAGTATACGTTCAGTGCAAGGCACATCAATGCTGATTCAATCATTTAGTATTCCTCTTAGGTAAAGGTGTATCTGACCAATCATCACAAGGATCATCCGTCGGCACTGGCTTCTTCTCCTGATGTGTAGACTGATATGAATATACGTGTTCCATCGCCATCGCTTTCACTATCTGAGATGAGGCGTACTTCATTACCCGCATCTGCATATTGCCTTAGCTTCTGGATGCTAATGCGCCTATCACCACGCTTGCCGCTGCGATAGAATGTGATGTCAGCTTCTGTGCCATCAATGTATTCACCTTTGACAGTGAACTTTTTACGTTCAAATCTATCCTTCTCAGAGTTGTAAAACTGTTCTGTAAAAAACTTGTCAGTGTAGTCCATGCCAAAGTCTTCTAGCAAGAAACCTTGAACAGTTTTGTTGGCGTCAATGATACTCTTATCAAGCATCGTCTTAGTTAGTTTTATTCTAGCATCTGTCATTGTAACCTCATTGGTGTTTCATATACATATTCTATGTCTTTGTATTCTTCTGCCTCATACTCTTGACAGTCGATAAACTCTACGTTGGTTGC